GACAGAACGCCGGAGCAGATGCGGCAGGACATAGACGTATTTTTGAGGGAGTGCAGAAAGGAGTACAGAAAAGCAGGGTTAGAGTTCAAATACATACACGTTATGGAGATAGGCAAGAAAGGTGCGAGGCATCACCATCTTGTAGTAAATAAAATTGACACAGAGATTTTACAGCGCTGCTGGTATAAGGCATACGAGGGGCATAACAGGGTTAAGGTATTCCCGCTGGACGACAGCGGCAACTATGCGGAGCTGGCAAGTTATTTAATCAAGTACACAGGAACGCATAAAAAGGGTACTGACGGAGCATTACAGGGTAAGCGCTGGAATTGCAGTAAGAATTTAGTAAGACCAGAGCCAGAGTATCACATAATTTCAGACCGTGAGTATTTCAAGAAAGAGCCAAAAGCAATAAAGGGCTATTACGTGGACAAGAATAGCGTGAGCATGGGAGTACATAGCCCAGAGTATTACGGCTACGGGTATTTAAGATACACCTTAGTAAAAATAACAGATAGGGGGGGCTGAAATGCAGATAATCAAGGGCATTGCCATTGCAGCAGTGTTGATAATAGCCGGACTGCTGGCGCTGATTGTGGCAGCATATCTGGCGTTTAGAATTGCGGCGGCTATTTTTGAACAGCAGGAGAGCTGAAAAAACAACGGCAGCAGAAAGGGCAGAAAACATGATAGAAAAAATTAAATACTGGTTATTCCAGAAAGGCAAGGACTGTAAGCGCTGCTGCCTGCGGTGCAGATATTACGATATATGCCGCTGGGACGTACTGGGAAATGTGGGACTACAAAGCGAGGAAACAATAACGCTTTTGGTGATAGAGAACAGCAAGCCGCATAAGGACGGGCTGCTTTTCAGAATTTGCCAGTATGTAGAATTTAAGCAGAAAGCGAGGCGAGAAAATGAGAAACTTTAGACTGGACGACGAAAGCGGGCATCAAGAGGCATTATTTAACTGGGCTGCATACAGAACAGGGCTTATGCCGGAACTGCAATATATGTATCATGTGCCAAACGGCGGCAAACGTGATGCAGCAACAGCGGTGGCGCTTAAGAGGCAGGGCGTAAAGGCTGGCGTGCCGGATATTATGCTACCAGCTGCACGGGCTGGGTATCATGGGCTTTACATAGAGCTTAAGGCAGGCAAGAACACGACGACCAAGAAACAGAAAGAGTGGTTAGAGTATCTGCGGCAGCAGGGCTATTATACCGCCGTCTGCTATGGCTGGCAGCCAGCAGCGCAGCTGATAGAGCAGTATTTATTACATTCAGACGAGCTTACAAAAGAGCAGGAAACAGTAACCATGCGTTAGAGGCGACGCAGGAAAGAGAGGCAAAGAATGAAAACAATAAGCATTTTGAACTTAAAGGGTGGCGTAGCCAAGACCTTTACAGCGGCAAACATGGCGTATGAGATTTACAGGAGAGGTTACAGGGTGCTGCTGATTGACAATGATAAGCAAGGGAATTTAAGCAAGGCGTATAGCAGATACGACGCAGAGAGCGTAGCACCAGTTACAAGGTTGCTGGCTGGGGACTGGCAGGGAGCAACAGAGCTGATACAGAATACAGATTACGTAGGGCAGCAGTGCTGCATAGATATTGTTACGTCGAATATGTCACTTTTTGGGGCTACGTGGAATTTGACAAAAGAGGACAGCGAGAACCAGACAGAACGCTATAAGAGATTTGCAGACATTATGGGTGGCTTTTATGATTACTGTATCATTGATAACCCGCCGGATATTGGGCTTAATGTCATAAATGCGCTGGCAATCACGGACGAGGTAATAGTACCCGTAAAAGTGGACGAGGACGCTTTAGAGGGGCTGGACATTGTGACAGAACAGATAGAGGACGCAAAGGCATTTAACCCAGCATTAAAGCTGGCAGGCGTGCTGATTACGTCATACCAGAACACAGACGGCGAGGCGGCAGGCGTAGAGTGGCTGGAACAAAAGACAGATTTTAATATTTTGGGTATTATTCGGTATTCCAAGAAAGTAGCAGAAAATACTTTCATGCGTAAGCCGATTTATGAGTATAGCCCGTGCTGCGGAGCGGCGCAGGGGTACAAGAAATTTGTAACAGCGTATACAGGGAAAGCGAGGTAGCAATATGGCATTTTCAAAATACAACTCTTACCCAGAGTATATGCAGGAAATGACAACGGAAAGCTGGAACGACTTTTTTACATACTGCATTGAGAGAGTGGAAAGCAGGCAGGCGTACAAAAGCAGCTTTCACGAAATGCACGAAACTTTACGTATATTCTGGATAAAAGAAGATAGAGGATTAGGTATCTGCATAGGCAGAACGTATGAAAAGCACAAGCAGATAATTAAATACTACCGAGTAGGAAAACAAGAGGACTGGGACACATTTAAACGAGGATTTGCGGAAACGTTCGCAAGAGATTATAGCTAAGAAAGCGAGGTAAAGAATATGGCAAAGTTTGGTATTAACGATATTTTGAATGCAAAGACAAAAGCAGCGGGGCAGCAGGCGCAGACAGAGGGATACAAAGAAATCTATTTAAGCCCTTACGAGGTAAAGGCAGCGCAGGAGAATACGCACCAGAAATTAGAGAACATAGAAGAGCTGGCAGACAGCTTTTTACACGTAGGACAGGAACAGCCTACAGTATTGGCGAGAGTAAACGGGGAATACCGTATAATCGACGGACACAGACGTAATGCGGCAAATATTTTGAACTTAGAGCGGGGGCATAAGGAGTATGAGAAAGTGCTTTACCGCTTTATGGATATGAGCGAGGCAATGTATGAGCTGCGCTTATTGGCGGGCAACGGATATACGCAGGAACTTACAGCCTATGAAAAAACCAGATTAGTAGAGCGCACCAAAGCTGCACTTATCAGAGCCAAGGAAGAGGACGGCTTAGAGATACGAGGCAAAATGCGTGATTTAGTGGCGGCTATGATAAATGAGAGCAGCACAAACGTAGCCAGAATGGACGCAATCAACAACAACGCCACGCCGGAGATTAAAGAGCAGCTGAAAGAGGGCAATTTAGGTATCACTGCTGCATACGAGGCAGCCAAGCTGGACGAGGACGAGCAGAAAGAAATAGCGGAAAAAGCAGCAGCGGGCGAAAATGTGAGGGCAAAGGAAATAGCGGAAAAGGTAGCAGAGAAAAAGGCGGGGGACGATTACGAAACACCGCACCCAGAAAGCATAACATCTTTGTGCTATTCCTGCCAGAAATACAAGGACTGTAACGTAAAAACGGGAACGTGCCAGAAATGCGACCAGTACATAAATAAGGCAGAGGCTGAAAAGACAGACGAACAGCGATACAACGAAGAGCAGGACGCTATAGACCGCCAGACAAAGAAAAAATTGCAGGAGCGGGCAGACACAGAAAAAATGGAGCATCTGCCAAGCGAGGGGAATATAGAGCATAAGCAACATGAATTAAAGATAGTGGCATCTTATTACGAGGACGTAATAAGCGGAAAAAAGAGCTTTGAGCTACGGAAGAATGACAGAGGATACAAACAGGGCGACAGCCTTAAAATGCTGGAATTTAAGGACGGTAAGCACACAGGGCGCACGATTGATGCAGATATTATTTATATGCTGGAAGATTATACAGGGCTTACAGAGGGCTACTGTATTCTGGGTATCAGAGTAACAGACTATACAGGTAAGGTGTCCGAAACGGACACGGAAAGCGGGGCAGAACATGAATAGACGGCAGCGGAAAAAGAAGAAAGCACAGGTATTTACAATTATTCTGGGTTGTACGGTGTTTTGCAAGGCAGAGCAATACGAGAAGATGCGGAAAAGCGTAGAATATCAGTTACGAACAGGCAGCGTGGTTATGCTGCCTGCATACTTGCACGTAGAGGCAATCATAAAGCAGCGAGGCGGCAGAAATATTGAGATTAAGCAGGAAAACGGGGTAGTAAATGTTTGAGTATATGGACGGCATAGTAGATGCAGTGGAAGAAATTGGACAGGCAGCAGTAGACGTAGCAGTATTTGTGACGATATGCGCAGCAAAAGCGGTGTTGATAATAACAGCGCCAGTATGGATATTGCCGTATGCGATATGGAGAAAGGGGCGTAAGCAGTGAAATACAGACAGTGGAAAAAGAACTACAAGAAAAAACACGGAGTAAACCCGCCGTTAGAGCTGGACAAGCGAAAACAGCGCAGGCTTGCAAGAAAAATGGCAAGGCAGATAAATAAAACATTGCCAACAGTGGCAGAAACATTGACGGCAGCTATTAACAGCTGGGTAAAGAGCATAAAGCCAGTACTGGCGACATTCTGCGAGAGCGTAGCGGCGGCGTTTAGCAATGTGGCAGCTGGATTAAGGGAAGAAAGCGAGGCGGTAGAAAATGACGAATATATTACTGGGTATAATAGCACTGGAATTGCTGGCGATATTTTCAAAACTGGACAAACTGGAAGAGAGGGGCAGAGAGAATGAATAATGTATCACTTACAGGGCGGCTTACAAGAGAGCCAGAGCTTAGATATGGCGGGCAGGACAACAGTACAGCTATTACCCGCTTTACGCTTGCGGTAGACGACGGGAAAGACACAGATTTTATAAATATTAAGTGTTTCGGGCGTACTGCGGAATGGGCGCAGAAATGGTTAAGCAAAGGCAGCAGGGCAGAGGTTACGGGCAAGATTAAAACAGGCAGCTACGAGAGCCAGCGCACGGGCAGCAAGGTATATTACACAGAGGTTGTGGCAAATAGCGTAGGATTTGGAGAGAGCAAAGCAGAGGCAGAGGCGAGAGGGCAGCAGCTGCCGGAGAGTGACGGGTTTATGAATATCCCAGAGGGAGCAGACGAAGAGCTGCCGTTTAATTAACAGAAAGCGAGGTACAGAACATGGAGCAGGAAGAAACAAAGACAACAGCGGCAACAGGGGTAGAAATGCCGCCAGAGGCTGAAAGCTGGGTACAGCTGCACGAAAGCGAATTAACAGAGCTGATGCAGAAACAGGCAAAGGCTGCAATAACGGAACTGAAACGACAGGAAAAGCAGGAGCGAAAGAAAGAGAAATACCACAACACTTTTACGCTTATGAAATGCTACCGTGATGCGGTTTTCCATATCGAGAACGCAATAAGCGACGGGCAGCAGTTGGAGCTTAAGGGTATGACGGACGAGCAGCAGCGTACATACTTAGAGAGTATCAGACGCACACGCTTTAAGACATTGATAATGACAGCGCATATAGACAAGGCGGTAGAAGAGATAGAACGCCGTAGAGAGGCAGCAGGCAGAGGCGTAGAGTACAAGGCTTTTGAAATGTATTTCATGCAGGGCATGGACTATGCGGAAATTGCAGAGCAGCTGGACACAGGAAAGAATACACCGAGGCGCTGGGTAACAGGTATCATAAATGAGCTGTCAGTATTATTGTGGGGGATTGATGAAGAGCGCACAGCTGGCGTGGTAAAGTAATGGTAAAAACGTGGTGTTTACATGGGAAAACAAAAGAGATACAATGGTAGCATGAAATGAATAGGCGATAGCTTAAGCCATGTGCGGCAGCAGTTACCTACTCTTTTTCTATTCATTCTTTAGCCTCCACCCAGCGCATGAAACTTAGGGCGCTGGGGAATGAAGAAAGAGAGGGGACAGTATGAAAGCATGGGCTAAGAGTTTTTATTTATCAGCGGCATGGGAAAAAACCAGAGCCGCTTATTTAATGTCACAAGATTATATTTGTGAACGCTGCGGGCAGCCTGCAAAGATAGTGCATCATAAGCGCTGGCTTAACAGAGAGAACATAAACGACATAAGCGTTACGTTGTGCTGGGATAACTTAGAGGCGTTGTGCCAAGACTGCCACAACAAGGAACACCACAAACAGGAGAGGCATAAGCGGTATCGGTTCGACGAGAACGGCGGCATACTCCCCCCATATCAGAAAAATAATTAAAGGGGGCGAATACCGAGGGGGATACCCTAAAATTACCCTACGGGCGTGCGCACGGGTGGTGTAGGGGGTGTGGTGCGGCGCAGGAATGGAAAGCGGGGTAAAGGAATGGCAACAAAGAAAGAGAAAACCAAAGAACAGAGGATAAAGACCGAAAAGACCAGACTTAAGGGAATTTTCAAGGACTTAGACGAAAACAAAAGAAAATTAGTAACGCCGCTGATAGAAAAGGCTGCATTTATGAGCATTGAGCTGGACGACTTGCAGGCGAAACTTGAAAAAGACGGCTGGACGAGTGAGTACCAGAACGGGCAGAACCAGTGGGGAACAAAGAAAAGCCCAGAGTCAGAAACCTACATAGCGCTTAGTAAGAACTATGCAGCAGTGATTAAGCAGCTTACGGAATTAGTACCAGCTGCGAAACGAAAGACAAGCAGGCTGGCGGCTTTGCGGGAAGAGTAAGCAATATTGCCGCCTTATCGAAATTATATCTATGAGTACCACGCAAAGATTACAAGCGGCGAAATCATAGCGGGAAAATGGATAAAGAAAATATACGAAATCATTATAAACGGGCTGCAAAAGCAGGAGTATTTTTTTAATGCAAAGGCTGCGAATAAGGCTATACGGTTCATAGAGAACTTTTGCCACCACAGCAAGGGACGTAATGATTTAATCAAGTTGGAGCTATGGCAGAAAGCCATAGTTTCTGTTATTTTTGGCATACAGGACGCAGAAAAAATACGTATTTTCCGTGAAATTTTTATTGTAATTGGCAGAAAAAACGGAAAAAGTTTATTTGCATCTGCGATTATTGCATATATGGCGTACTTAGAGCCAGAGTATGGACAAGAAATATACTGCTTAGCGCCGAAATTAGACCAAGCGGCGCTGGTGTATGACGGATTTTATCAAATGGTACAGGCAGAGGACGAGTTAGCGGAGCTGGCAAAGAAACGGCGCAGCGATATTTATATTGCGGAGAGCAACACGGTAATAAAACCGATTGCTTTTAATGCCAAGAAGTCAGACGGATTTAACCCGCAGCTTGTGGTATGTGATGAAATGGCAGCATGGAGCGGGGACGCTGGACTAAAGCAGTATGAGGTTATGAAATCCGCTTTAGGCGCACGTACTCAACCTATGATATTGAGCATAAGCACTGCCGGATATATCAACGACAGTATTTATGATGAACTAATGAAACGTAGCACAAGTTTCTTGAAAGGAAACAGCAAAGAGCGCAGGCTATTACCATTCCTTTACATGATTGATGATGTGGAGAAGTGGAACGACATAGACGAACTGAAAAAGGCTAACCCTAACATGGGCGTATCCGTAAAAGAAAGTTTCTTTATGGACGAGATAGCCGTAGCAGAGGGCAGCTTAAGTAAAAAAGCAGAGTTCCTTACAAAGTATTGCAATATCAAGCAGAACAGCTCTATTGCATGGCTGGAATATCAGACGGTAGAGAACGCCGGAGTAGAAAAGACCTTAGAGGACTTTAGGGACTGCTACGCAGTGGGCGGTATCGACTTAAGCCAGACAACGGACTTAACGGCAGCCAGTGTGGTTATTCAGAAAGACGGTACACTGTATGCGTTTACACAGTTCTTTATGCCACGGGGCAGGCTGGAATACTTACAGGCTACGGACGGAGTGCCGTATGACATATTCGTTAAAAAGGGGCTGATAACCTTAAGCGGCGAGAATTACGTAGATTACCACGACGTTTACGGCTGGTTTACTATGCTGCTGGAAGATTACGGCATACGACCGTTGAAAATCGGCTACGACAGATACAGCGCCCAGTACCTTATTACCGATATGGCAAATTATGGTTTTCACATGGACGACGTTTACCAAGGCGAAAACCTTACACCAGTTATACGGGAGTTTGAGGGCATCATAAAAGACGGCGATTTTAAGATTGCCGACAACAATTTACTAAAGACGCATTTCTTAAATGTTGCGCTTAAGCACAACATGGAAACAAGAAAATTCAGACCTATAAAAATCGAGCAGCGGGCGCATATCGACGGCTTTGTATCTGTCATAGATGCAATGACCGTGCGGCAGAAATACTGGGAAGAGTGCGGCGAGCTGCTTAAAAATGCCGCATAGAAAGGAGTGTAAACGGCATGAAATTTTTAGACTATCTTTTTCATGGCAAAGAATTAAAAGCAATAGGCAATTATTTCAAAATGCTGAACGGATACAGCCCGACGTTTACCAGCTTTAGCGGCGGCGTGTATGAAATGGATTTGACCAGAACGGCTATAAATAATTTTGCCACACATTGCAGCAAGCTAAAGCCGGAGATAGAGGGCAGCGCCCTTAAGTCGCTGGAAAAGACATTGCAGCATAAACCCAACTACTTTATGGATACAACAAAATTTATAAAGCGTCTGGCAACGTATGTAGCGGTGGAACACACCGCTTTTATTATACCTATCGAGGACGAATACGGGCGCTTATGTGGCTGGTATCCGCTGCGGGCTGAACGCTGCGAGGTGGTAGAGAGCGAGGGACAATTATATTTACGGTATCTGTTTGCAAATGGCAGCTATGGAGCTATTGAGTTTGAGCGTGTAGGCATTATGACAGACTTTGAATATAAAGACGACCTTTTCGGAGAGGACAACAGCACGCTTGCACCAACTATGCAGTTGATACATACGCAGAATGAGGGAATTATAAACGCTGTAAAAAATTCGGCAAATATCCGCTTTCTGGCAAAGGTGGCAAATATACTGAAACCAGAGGATATAAAGAAAGAGCGGAAACGCTTTACAGAGGATAACTTAAGCGCCGACAACGATAGCGGCATGATTATTTATGATAACAAGTTTAGTGAGCTGAAACAGGTAGAAAGCAAACCGTATACGCCAAACGCATTGCAGATGCAGCACATACAGGAAAATGTATGCACGCATTTTGGCACAAATATGGATATTCTGCAAAATAAATTTGATGAAAATACGTGGAATGCTTACTACGAGGGGAAAATAGAGCCGTTTGCAATACAGCTATCGCTTGTTATGACAAATATGAGCTTTACAGAGAGAGAAAGAGCCTGCGGCAATGCTATTTTCTTTTCTGCAAACCGCCTACAATACGCCAGCAACGCCACAAAGTTAAGCGTAAGCACACAGCTTTTTGACCGTGCGCTACTCAACAGAAACGGCGTAATGGATATATGGAACATGGCACACGTTGAGGACGGGGAAAAGTATTATATCCGAAAGGAATATACAGAGGTAAGCGAACTGCACAAAGGAAGTGAGCAGCCAGTTATCATACAGCAAGTACCGCAGCAGACAGAACCAGCAGCGGGAGAAGAGCCGCAGAACGGACAGGAAGAGAAAGAGGGTGTAAATAATGCCAGTTAAGAAAGAGCGGGAATATAGAACGCTGGTAGCGCCTCTGGCTGCGCAGAGTTCTGGCGAAAAGCGCTTACAGTCGGAGTGCTACGTAGAGGGCTACGCTACTACATTTAATGCGCCATACCTTTTATATGAGTTTGAGGACGGCACAAAGATTTACGAAAGAATAGACGCACACGCATTAGACAGCGCAGACATGAGTGACGTTATCATGCAGTACGACCATGAGGGCAGAGTATTTGCCAGACAGTCAAATAATACGCTGATTTTAGAGCCGGACGTAAAGGGGCTTTTCGTGGCAGCAGACTTAAGCCGGACAGACTTAGCCCGTGGGCTGTATCAAGACATAAGCGCAGGAATGATTACTAAAATGTCATGGGCGTTTACAGTGGCAGAGGAAAGCTACGACAGAGAAACACATACAAGAACAATTTTGAAAATCAAAAAGGTTTATGATGTATCAGCCGTGAGTATTCCGGCAAATAACGATACTGAAATAAGCGCCCGTGCTTTTGCGAGTAGGAGTTATGAGCGGGAGCGGCAGGAGTTGCTTAAGAGGCGGGCAGCAATACTAAAGATTAAGGCGAGCTTATAAAAATCAAAACAAAAAAGGAGAACACAGACTATGAGATTAAAGGAAATTGAGGCAAGATTAGCCGAAATCAAAGAAGAGCTTAACACCAGAGCGGCAGAGCTTACGGACGAGGAAATTACAAAACTGGAAACAGAGGTAACAGACTTACAGGAAGAGCGTACCGCTTTACTGACAGCGGCAGAGAAACGTAAAAAGCTGCTTGAAAGAATTGCAGCAGGAGAGCCGACAGGTGGAGCGGGAGCAGATACCACGCTGCTTAGAAATTTCAAGGGAGCAGGCGGCGCAGGAGCAGGAGAACCAGAGGACAAATACGACACTACGGCATACAGAAAAGCGTTTATGAATTATGTATGCAGAGGCGTTGCTATTCCGGCAGAGTACAGAGCAGCTGAAACCACCACCACAGCAGACAGCGGCGCTGTAATTCCGACAACTATTATGAATGAAATTATCAAGAAACTGGAAAGCTACGGCAGCATTTATGCAAAGGTGCGTAAGATTAACGTACAGGGCGGCGTTTCCATTCCGATTGCAGACTTAAAGCCTACTGCACACTGGATTACAGAGGCAAAGAGCAGCGACGACCAGAAAGCATCTGCTAAAAATTCCGTAACTTTCAATTATTACGGTTTGGAGTGCAAAATTTCCCAGAGCATTTTAGCGAATGTAGTAACGCTGAAAATGTTTACTGATTTGTTTGTACCTATGGCAACAGAGGCAATGGTAAAGGCTATTGAAATTGCCATTTTCAACGGTACAGGCGAGGGGCAGCCGCTGGGCGTTCTGAAAGACAGCAGGGTAACAGCTGTAATTACTCTGACACCGGAAGAGTACGCAAGCTGGAACGGCTGGCATAAGGTAAAAGGCAAAATGAAAAAGGCGTACAGAAACGGCAGCTTTGTTATGAACCAGTCCACTTTTGATACTGGCATTGACGGTATGGAAGATAAGAACGGGCAGCCTATTGGACGCACAAACTACGGCGTAAACGGAGAGGAAACATACCGTTTCATGGGTAAGAATGTGGAAACTGTAGAGGACGACGTTTTACCGAGTTGGGACGACGCAAACGAGGGCGACGTAATCGCAGTATTTATGAATTTCTCTGATTACGTTATCAATACCAACATGGAAATGCAGGTAGTGAAGTGGACAGACCACGACAACAACAAGATTAAGAATAAGTGCTTAATGGTAGTGGACGGCAAAGTAGCTGACGCTGCGGGCATTATCTTAGTTAAAAAGGGCGTAACAGCAGTGTAAGAAAGCGAGGTAGAGCATGAAAGGATACTTAGACGCAAAAGAGCTGGAAAGCTATAAGAAAGAGGATTTGCAGGAGCTGGCAAAGCAACTGGGCGTAGATGCAGAGGGAACAAAGAAAGAAATTGCTGCACGCTGCGCAGCCGTCGAGGTAGATATACCAGACAACAGCGAGCTTACGGAAGAGGACAAAAAAGTAGCAGCCGAGGCAGCGGCAGAGGCAGCAGCTAA